TTTAATTAATGTATTTGACGAATTATAAACTGACGCCTTCATTGGTAAGTTTGCGTTCGCCTGTAATGTTCCACCACTATAATAACCTGATAATACACCCAATTGGATATACTCATCGGTTTCTTTATATAATGTTCTTGGTGAATTTGTTAAGAACGTTCTACCCGTTGGTTGGAAATAAGGTGTTGCGTTCCAATTCGTACCTTCTTCAAATTGTTTAACACCATTAAACATATACATAATTTGTGATACTGTTGATGTTAATGTTGTACCTGAACTTACCGTACCATTTCCATTATAAAGAGTTACAGGTCCACTTTCACTTTCCGCATACTCTTCACCACATACAATATAATAATATCCTGCGGATGTTGTTACAATTGATGTGACTGTAATATTTTTATTAGTTGCTGGTGTCCCAACACTTGCCTCAGGTAATAAAGAAGTTTGTAAGTATCTTGATAAATCCAACATACCATATCCTGCTGGATTCGGTGTACTTTTAATTCTACCTACATATTGCCACTGACCATTAGGTCCAATAGTTTGTAACTGTTGGTTAGTAAAAATATCAAAGACATATTTGTTTTTGTACTTTGAAATTATCTTATCTGAAACCACAGTCATAACTACATCGTTATATACAGGTGTAATTTCTGGTGGTTGTTGAACTATATTAATCATATTATTTATATCTTTCTTCTAATCTTTTTATATTATCAATTATATAATCTTCCATACTTGTCATATAATCGTCCGCTATTTGTTGTCCATATTCATTTATAAACCTTTCATTTACGATTGATAGAATATTGGTTGGTGCTATACCTTCCTTTAATATATTCGTTCTTATCGCAAACGCCAAGGATAAAGTGGATAATTCTGTTCTAATGTTCTTTGTTTCAATCCAATTAACTAGTGACCTTACCAATCCTCCACCTTGTGTATTTGGGTACCTCCCACCTCTAACTCCACCGTCTACTGCCAAGATATAACCTGGTAGACCGAATATAATTTCGTAGTCACCATTATCGTTTGTTATAATCTCATAACTAATTTCTTTTGACCTACCTGACGCTGTTGTTGGTGCCTCAACAGGACTGTATCTACTCTTAGGTGAACCGTCATTACCCAAACCTTTTTTACGTGGTTTGTCCATTTCTTCACCAAAGATTTTAATCCACTCTCGTGCGGACCTTTGTAGTTTCTGTCTTAGTTGTAGTCTTTCGGGTATTGCCATTATTCAAAATCTTCAAATGGTGCTATACATCTGTCAAGTCCTTGACCTAATGTAATGGTTATGGTTGCGAACCAACCTGCCACATAATCATCAAATCTATCCGCAAAGGGTTGTAGTTGAACTGGTGTATCAATATCGTAAGTGTAACTATAATCACCTTCTTGTGCGGTGTAAGAATATTTGAATTGTGCTATAACGTCCTGTAAGATTTGATTGGTGTCTGACATTACATCCAACATATTTTCATCGGTGTAATTCACAACCCTATCCATCATAATCAATCTAACACTGTATTGTAATTGTCTTTCGTCTACGTTTGAAATATCAGGAATAACGAAGAGGTAAGGATAATCTACCTTACCCTCACCTTCTTTCTTGAAGGTTACATCCTCAATAAAACCAAATCCGTAGTCTTTTATCTGGTCGTGTTTCTCGTATATCTTTTTTATATCTCTGACGAAACCTCTAAATGTTTTTAATTTACTCATATCAAGTTCAATTTGTTTTGTTGTTCTAATAACCTCCTGTTCTGTTCCTCGTTCCTTAATTTTATATATGTAAGATGGTTGAAACATTCAACAACAGGACGACCCGTTACATAATCAATTTTGGTAAAGTCTTCATCACTCAAAGTCATAATCATTTTATACCAAGGTAGGTTTGTTCTTTCTTCTTCCTTCTCCTTATCATCCACTGGTTTTTTAATATCATCTTCCTCCTCACCGAACAATACCTCAAATTCTTTTCTCATTTGTTTCAGGTAGGTGAACAGGTTCTTGAACACACCGAAGAAATACTTTAATGGTAGGTCCTTAAACTTCTCGGATAGTTCTTCGTGTTCATCCAAGTTATATTCTTTGATTGTGTATTTCTCTTTTGTCTTATTTAGAATAGGTCTATATAATATCGCACACAGTTTGTGTATATTCATATATATGGAATTGTGGTCATTCACAAAACTTACAATATCAATATACTCACCGAAACTCATCTTGTTCATTATTAGACCACCATATTCGGTTCCTTTCCATTTGAAGGTAGGTTCGTATGCTACATCACATTCTGTTATTCTATTTTGAATGTAGATGGATAATTCCGCCATCTTTTCCTTTTCAAACTCTCTGATGATTGTGTATGGGATTCCCAACATCACACAAATCACATCGTGTGCCTTTTCAATCTCAGTTTCTGATAAAGACATTCTCCTCATCAATTCCCCATAGTGGGTAACTGTTATTTCTTGTGGTAGTTCATAATCTATGTCGTCTACCGTAACTCTAATATATTCTATCATACTACTACGTATTTTCTTCCTACTAATGTCTTCTTACATTCCACCGCCATCGCTAATGACATAATACAGTCGTCGTGGAAACCTGGTGGTGCGAAGTATTTGACCTTTCTACTCTTGGTACTATATTCAAACGTAAACACCCTTAATTCGGTGTCTAATGGTTCAAACAAGTCTTTGGTAGGTAATGTCAATTGTTGGTCGTTAATCTGTACAATAAGGTTGTTTATTATCTCGTCTTTACTACTTGATGTGGTAGTAAACGGTTCTATCTTGTGGTACTTAGTTCGTATCTGTTCGTATATTACATCACCAATACTGTTCACCTCAACCAACGCCTTTGCGTTATATCTCTGTAATATTCTTACAATCTCGTCAACGATATTAACCCAATTGTTTCTTCTCTCTCTGTAGATGTAACATATCTGTCCAAAGTTGTTCACAATTGTAACCACAGTAAAGTCGTTCTGTCTTCCTAAGTCTATTCCTGCGAAGTATCTTTCTGATTGGATTGGTTCGGTCCACTTTTGAAGAATTTGACTGGCAGAATAATTTCTGAAAACTTCACCACCGTCTTCAATAAACTCCGCCATAATTTCTTGATTGAAAATGTCAGTAGGAAGTGTAACCTTCGCCTCATTAATTTCATCTTCTGTAATGAAGGGTGTGTCATATGATGTGTATTTAAGTGATAGGTAGTCAGGAAATTCTGCTGACATACCTCGGTTATATAATGTATAAAAATAATTCTTTCCTTTTGGTGTACTGATAAATAAGATACGTTTCCCTTTTACAAGTGTTGCTGGTCTTAATATCTCGTTCCAAACCTCGTCTCTCATAAACGCCGCCTCATCCATCACCAAAAAATCTAATGTATTACCTCTGAGGTTGTCAGGTTTCTCCGCTGATTTGAAGTGTATGATTGAACCGTTGTTTAATTTAATCCATACCTCTGAACGATTTGTTCCCGTCATTAGTCCCGTAGGTTTCAACGCCTTAACTAATTCATCAAATACTTTCTTCGCCTGTGAGTAAATAGGTGACACCCAAAACCCTGTTGAGTTTGGTGTTTCTAATGACCACTTCAATAATAAGTTCTGTGCCAGTAATGACTTACCAAACTGACGACCACAATCAATAATGATGTACTTACAATTCGTTTCTGTAATACGATTGATACATTCTCTTTGTTTGGTATGTGGTTTAAACAGTTTTATTTTCAACTTGTCTTTGTTTTACAATTACATTTCGTTTATGTCCGTGTAGTACACCCTGAAAATCAATATCCAAATGGTCAAACTTATAATAGGATAATTCATATCCATTATCTCTTAGTAAGTGTTCACACGCTAACAGACAACTCAAATTATGATATTCAATTCCAATATGTCTTACACCTTCCAACAATTCAGGTTTCATTCCCATTAGAAATATCTCACTACCTTCCACATCTATTTTAACCACTGATGGTTTGGTTGCGTTGAAGTATAGTTCAAACTTTTCTGTCCTGTCCACATAATCCATTATCGGTAAGAAGTTCTTTACCTTGAAGTTTGTATTAAACCAGTTGTAACTTTCTTGTGATGGGTCCACACCGTAAACTTGTCTGGCACCTTTCTGTACCCAATACATCGGGGTTGGTAAGTGTTCGTTGTTATTAATACCACATCCTAAATCAAGGATGGTTTCTCCCTCAATAGGTAAAAAGGACCAGTGTATAGATGGGTCCTCAGTATTAATCATTCCTTTAATTTCTCTTTCCATATATGTTGATGAGTGACAGGGATTTGAACCCCAACTAACTGGACCAAAACCAGTTGTGCTACCGTTACACCATCACTCATTATTTATTCTTCGTCACCAAACTGAACGGTTATATTACCCTCGTGTTTGATGTTTATCTTGTCAGGACTATCAATCCCTTGTATCTTTCTAATATCCTCTAATACCTTTCTACTAGTCCCAAAATCACCTGTCTCCTTCGCCTCTTTATACAAGTCGTATAGTTGGTATAACTGTTTGTTTATTAGTTGGTCAGTTTCCAACGCAAATCTTGATTTGATAATCTCCCAACTCCTCACCCAATATTTGTGTGCTGAGTGTTTGGTCATTTCATATTCGTCCTGAAACCAGTCACAGAACATAGTATAGTTAAGATGTTCACCGATAATTTTCTCGGTACATTCCTTAACCCTATTTTCAAATTCTAACTTTGTTGACTTTCGAAATTCCTTCTTGTCCATAATTCTCTTAGTTTTTGTTTGACAAATTCTTCCCAACACATAACACAGGTCACAGGAGTATCGGTCCCGAAGTTCTGGTCGTGGTAGAAATATAATGTATGTCTGTCTGCTGACGGTAACGGTTCGTTGTCAATTACATACTTCTTGACTAATGATAAACCAACTAGTTCATCTATGATTGGTTTGGGTTTCTTTTTACACTGACACATTTGTTTTTTCTTTTAAAATAATAAATCTTTCTTTTTATCCCATTCATCTCTGATATGGGTCTTAACCTTACGAATGTGGTACTGAACAGTTGATAATGGAATTAATAATTGGTCCGCTAACTTCTGTGCTGAGTAACCACTTTCAATATATCTTGTGAATAAGAGGGACGAAAACCAATTGATTTTCTTAAGTTCTTGTTGGATAAATAATAGTTTAATTTCATCTATCTCATCTATCTCATTATTTTCATTGGTGTGCCCTTCTTCTTCTTGTTCTAATATAACATCTTTTGACAATACTGTAAATCGTTTAACTTCCCTGTAATATTGGGAGGTTTCACTCCTTGACTGTAAACGCATCGTCTTAGATATATATTTTAATTTATCAAAGTCGTCAAGGTTGTCAAGAAAGTCGTAGTCTTTTGTAAGGAATTTATCTAAGGTAAAGTGTAATACCTCTTCGCCATTTTCATTATCTATTCTGTGTGCCAGATTTTGTAACTGTAGATAATTGTTTTGTAACCAATCAAGAAACAGTGTCTTCATTAACGTCTGTTATTATTTTGCTGTTTATGGGTTGACCATTTACAGTTAGATGGTTCGTAATTACCATTTACATCTATCCTATCTATTGATGTTCCTAATGGTCTTTCACCCATATCTTCCAAAAAATTTTGAAATGAGTTTAACCATCTATCACAAATTGTAATACCTCTTCCACCGTAATGTTCATATCCTCTTGAATTTGGATTTAAACATCTATATTTCATACTTTGCCAACTATTATATGTTCTTGTACGTGTTAATCCGTGTTTAGTATTTTCTTTACCTATTATTTTAGTTGTATTTAATTTCCAACAACCACAACTTTTTGTTGTTGAGGTTCGTAAATTTGTTAATCTAACAATCGTTTTATTACC